AGGGCCGTAAGAAAAATGGTAAGGACATACTGGCTCGAATAGCCTCTACTAGCCGTAACGTAGGAAACGTTATGGCATTCACCACAATTGTTTCACGAAGAGTTAAATCACTAACAACAATATTCATTGTAGGAAGTTCAGACATCGTTTTAGTTTTTGAACCAGGGTCAACCTGTTCGATTAGATCTTCAATCATAGCAACTAAGGATTTTCCATCATCCAGTCCCCATGTTGACATGATGCTAAAGATATTTGATACATCAATATCACGAAATTTCGTAAAATCGGCCTTGTACATGGCATCATAGACTTTTCGGGCATCGTGGCACAAGGCATATAATGTTCCAAGTAAGGCACCAGCACTTGTACCCCATACGTTCTTAACGCATGAAAGATGTCCACGTTTTTGAAGTTCAAGTAACGCAGGAAGAAACACTAAACATCGTGTTCCTCCGCCTGCGAAGACTAAGGTTCTCGGTAGCATTCTTAAAGAAATAGATGCTGTGTATTTTAGACCTGTGAAGACGGACCTGCGGTTTCACCTTAGTACAAAAATACTTATTGTATAGCAAGGGTTAAACATGTCAGAGTCGCTTGTTCCACCAGTACTTAATCCGTCATCACTTTACAAAGAAGAGGCTAAACGAGATGCCACTCGTATTCGTATCTATAATATGGTTCTTTCCCAAATTTATACCAAAGTTAAGGCAGTATCACGAATACCCGGTAACGAACGATCACTTATGTATGTCATTCCTGAGTTCATTCCTGGTACACCGCGATTTGATATTGGTGACGCGGTCTTATATATTGTATGGAACCTCAGAAACGCAGGCTATACAGTAAACTATACACATCCAAACTTATTGTACATTCACTGGAAACTACACGATGAACGGTATAAGCAAAACGACAGTCCGTGGAGCATTGTATTAAATACGGTTCGTAATGCGGTAGTACAAGGCACTACGGAGCCGTCGGTGCGAAGCCCTGCTGAGGCTTTAAAGCCCGCAGCGGCTACCGATATTCAAAAGCGAAAGACGCCATTGAAGAAAACGATTGAGTTTCAGCCTCCTATGGACGTAAAGCCAGCGACGTCATCACATCCAAATGTGGCAGGGTCGTTGTATTCTGGAGCAGTTCAGGCACCACCTCGTCTTCCTGGACAACTTTCGGAAAAACACGTAAGTTTTGTATAGTCTAAAATATACTTTCCTCCTTAGCGTTGCCCGAATCAGGTGCCTTGATCCGTAGTGGCATAATACGTCCTAATTTAGGTTTGCTTGTAGCCGCCGTTGTACTTACTACAATGGTTTCCTGAGGAACTGCTATTTCTTCTTTTTGTATTAACTTTGTGGTGGGCTTTTCGGCTCCGGATAAATTCATAGGTTTGCCTTCTGGTGCGGGAACATTTGCTTTGAATGTTCCTGCGGTCGCGACTCTGCTGACAACAGATCCAATTGATTTCACAAACCAATCCATGTCTAGTATGTTTGTATAGAAAAAGTTTTTTATGTAAATGTACTAGAATGTCAGATGTCGTAGTGCCTGTTACAGACCCTACAACTGCTCCTGCTCCTGTTGCGTCTGCGGCTACCGATGTAGCTCCATCCGAAAAGACCAAAAAAGTACTAGCGTTTAAGCAAGTTGAAGACCAGTTTCATAAAATCTATATTGGAGACGAACAGAATAATAGTGCCATCTTGGATATGATAGCCGTGTATCTCAAAGGTCAAAAGTTCTTGTACACCGAGGCAAAAACCTTATGTGAACAACGGCTGAACGCCTTAATGCTGCCAGCTATCTTCAATACAGCGGCGTGTACTATTCTCAGTCTTGTATTGAAGGATATATCTTACGGCTCCACCATTGTAAGCTGTCTGAACGGTTGTAATGCCTTTCTTCTAGCGGTCATAAGTTATCTAAAACTCGACGCACGGGCCGAAGCCCACAGAACCTCAGCCTACAAGTTTGACAAACTACAGTCAGGCCTTGTCTTCAGTTCAGGACGAGTCTTGTTCGGAGCGATGGACCAAACTAAGATTGTAGAATTGATTGATAAAACGGAAAAGGAGGTTCAGGAAATTAAGGAGTCCAACCAATTTATTTTACCAGAGCTCATTCGGTTTACCTTGCCAACTTTGTACAATACAAACGTGTTCGCAGAGGTCAAGACAATTATGAACCAAGAAACAACAGAGCTAAATATACTCAAAGATATTGTCAATGATCGTTCATTAATTGAAGAGGAATTACTAATTGCCAAGGAAAACAATGATACAGTAATGATCGCAGCAAAACAAAAGGCATATGATGAACTCACCAAGGAATACAGAACGAAGATTAAACTTTGTATAAAAATGCGAGATACATATACAAAGTTGGATAAGGCAATGGATGCCGAATTACAAGAGATTGCTAGAAGACGGCGTTTTACCCCGCAGCTCTGTGGCTGTTTGAAAAATTAGTGATTTTTCATCCGTAGGGCATACCTCCGCTAAATGCCAACATACCACCTGTGGTTGCTATATTATTGCCGACAGAACCAATATAGGCTGCGGCGTGTGTTCCTTGCTTGACTAATATGTCTAGGAGCAGAAGCAAGAAAATGCCACCGAGAACAAATAGTATAATCTCAATATGATTTGACTCCGAACGAGTTGTTTCCAAATCGTTCAGTTTTTTGAACATGTGATCGAGCTTCTTTTGTAGATCGTCCAGACGGTCTACGGATGCGTTTTCGGCATCGCGTAATCTAGGCTGCTTTCCCAGACTATCTGGGATTTTCTGCCATAGCGTGTTGGCACCATCAAGCCAGGGACTGGGCACTAATGGTGTTTCTGCCTGCCGTTGGGGCATACGATCCTTGATCCATGCGGGAGCACTGTCATCGTTAAAGGCTTTGGCCCAGTCTGGCTCTAACCGATACACATTCTCGTCCTTCAAGTCGGCCGAGGGATGAGGAAAGTAATCCGCCGATTCGGCAGCGTTCAGCATTTCAGAAATACTTGTGGATTCGTTGTTTTCTGTGGGACCGCCACCCAGAAGTTCGGCGGCGGGTAGGGGACGATGAGCGGGCCGATCCGGCTCAATCACGGCAGGCTCAGGTGGTAGCATAGCACGACGCTTCTTTCGCTTTTTCATGTCGTTCCGGGGTTCTTCACCCCAACTTCCAAAGGCTTCTTCTAATGAGCTCATGCTCCTTCCTAGTCTTTTGAGGGCAAATTAACTTTGCCAAAATATATCTACATTTTAAGAGTATGAAATCGGTTCAATTGATTTCTATAGCCTTATTTACTGTCGCAGTCGTCTTAACAGCCTATGGTTGGATGGATCGGCTACGATCCACTAATCCAAAGATTAATGAAGCCTTTGATAATCAAGTGATGCTAGACGATGCGACCATCGCCAAGTTACAAAAGGCAAATGAACCGGTTCCTACGGATGCTGAGGCTGTGACAGCTCATCAAACACTGCTCCGCTATATGCGGAACGACTTTAGTAAGGGAATCCGGTTCGCACAAGATTTTGGTACACGATTTTATGGTGACAATATGCCGTTTCGCAAAGATTTGGACACACGGACCTTAATGGATAACTATCGTAGTCCTTTACAGTAGTATGAGTTTCCCACCGCCACCCACTCCCGGTGGAGCAATTAGTTTTAGTCCTCCCATCGCTAGCAAATGGATCTTTACGGGTCTTATTGTCTTCGCAGGAGCCGTTGCCGATCGGTGGAACCCCGCCGTTCGTGCTGCTGTTGTAGGACCTGTAGGGTTCTTTCTGATTGCGTTGTCGGCAATCGCCGCCTTTCAAGTAGGATTTCCTCCTGCTACATTTGCCATTTTCTTCCTCTTGCTCAGTGCCTGGGCAACCACTATGGCTCAACACAATGAAGGGTTTCTTAACGGTTCGAGCAATACAGACTGGGTGACAAATGGAAAGCGTTGGTTTGTTGAGAAGGTACTGAAGGAGCGTCCACTAGCCATTCAAGAAAAGGATGTCAATACCTATCCGGTAGAAGGGCCTTCGGCTCAGGGTAGCACAAGTGGTGGCAGTACATAAATCATGTACCTGAATAAGATAGACCCGGTATGGATTATGAAACAGGAGCAGCCTTACTATTTGTAGGAGTACTCGTGTATTTTAGCCTGGATTTTGATAAGCATTATAGCGAAACTTTCCATTCGGCCTCGCGGCATCCGTTCCTGCGTTTCCTAGCAGGACTGTTTATTACCTTGGTCGCCGCCACTAATCCCAGCCTAGCCGCGATCGCATTAATGATTGTGTTTTTCTGGATCGCGGATATTCATCTGTTAAGCAGTTTAAAACTCTAACTTAAGTAAGATGGGATCCAAGGCCCCTAAGAAACAGATGAATGCGGGACAATGGATGACACCTGTAAGTAGTACAGCTCCGTCGCCGAATATTACTGCGTCTCAAATGCCTGCCACTACGCCTGCCAATACGCCAGCCTCAGTGCCAGCTCCAGTACAGTCCGCAGGCGATCCATTTACTATGGCTGTTATAACAATGAATACAAACCCGTACTTAATTGGTATATTTATGCTTTTGCTCAACTTGGGTGGACGGTTCCTATCACTTGAACTTACGAAGAAGCAAGAGGCTGTATTACAAGCACCATGGATACGTCCTTTAATTTTCATGACAGTGATCTTTATGGCTACACGCAATATTGTGGTAGCGTTCTGGTTAACAGTACTGTTCTTCTTCTTCATTTGGGTTGTAGCGAATGAGAATAGCCCCTATTGTATGATACCCAGTTGGTGCGGACACGATCTTGACAAACAAAAGGAAACGTATTTGAAAAATGTGGATAAACTCCAGTCGTAAACGTATTTATTTTTTAGTTGAAGAACATACTGTTTCTCAACTAAAAATTCACACAGACCTTTTGTGGGGTCTAAAAACTTAGATTCAACGTAGCACCTGTGGGCTGTACAGGAGTTCTACGCGGACGACGGATACCTGAACGACGCTCTGTATTTGTTGTTAACCCGCTGACCACACTGCCCTGTTCATCCTGATCAGGAACGGTACGATTAGGGGCTGGCTGGCCGGCGCGCTCTAAGGTTTGTAAGATATCTGAGACATCGACGCCCTTAGGACCCGTCATCTCACGACGGATCGTGACCGGCGGTTGGCCCATCTGGACATTGCCGCGGGGGTCGTTTGTTTCAATGGGTGCTCCAATACCACTTCCCATGGGTGGCATAAACATAGGCTGCTGATCCTCCTCTTGCCTCATGGGCATTTGCTGGGGCCTGGGGCCAGACGGTGGCATGGGACGGCTGGGACCAGAGCCACCAGGGTTGCCCATGCTCATAAAGTTGGCAAAGCCAGGGCCCACGGCCTGCTCGGCAGCGGCACGAGCCATCTGACGAGCCAGATCAGGGTTCTTGCGTAAAATATCGTCCATGCCTGGCATATTGGACTTGAACATCGTGTTCGTCAAGTGGCACATTGCTGCGGACAAACCTAGAGACATAATCAGACGAACCTCTGGTGCGACCTTGGTACGGTCCTTGTATTTGTCATACAGTTCCTCAAAGATCTCATCGTAGTCCTCAATGTTCTCGTTGATCGACTCGCTCCATCCGTCAAGCTTCACACCGACAGGATAGTAGCGATTGTTCAGAAACTCCATGCCACTGGTGACTGTGGTCATCATGGACCGCTGAAACCGTAGGCTGGCCTCAAGACCCTTGGAGTCCTTGCGACGAGCCACCTCGGCATTTATCTCATCTAGGCTGTTTGCAACGGTCATCTTTGTGCCACCTACACCCTTGCGATCCATACGCTCCAGCATCGTCAACGCTTCTGACTTCTTGATGGCCTCCTGCTCTGGCGATAAATAGGTGGCAATCGGCTCCTCCGTCTTCGCTGCGGATCCACCAAACCAGCCATTCGACGCTGGTGCGGCTTCATTAGCAGCGGGCTTACCAAAGCCGAACCATGTCTGTGTGGCTGGAGCTGGAGCTGGGGCAGGTGCGGGTGCTGAGGCTGGAGCAGGAGCAGAGGCATACTGCTGCTGATTGAAGTTCAGGCTCATTTCAGACTTCTGTGGCGATGCGTTATCACGTACGATCTTGATAGTATCGCCTGTGGATGGCGTAGGCTTTACATCAAAGGAAACACCACCCTCGTCAAGACTTACAAACTCAATATTGTCCACTTCACGAAGTTCGGACAGGCCACCTCCAGGACTTGCGGGACGGCCCTGCGTTTGCGTCATTTTGCGTTGATTACCCAAAAGTCCTAAGTCAAAGTCGTTCATATTTCCGATCTCAATGGTAGGTCCCACATCGTTCACGGCCGTAACATCGGGGAAAGAAACTGATTCACCAATACGAATGGTTGGGCCGCTCATTCTTCTTAGTTACATCGTTACCGTTTTAGGACCTAGAACGCGTGTACCGGCGACGCTTGGACCGGTGCTTGCGTGTTCCGCCAGCGGCCTGCCAGGTTACGACTCGCGATTTAAGAACCCCAATGTTGCGTTCAAGTATGCGGATTGAGTTCATGATGTCATCAATTGGCGTAACAGCCTTTGATACGACGGCATTGGGTAAAGGCTTAGGGGTCACAGGCTCCTCTTTGGGCACAGGTAAGGCAGCTGGAGAAGGCAAAGGCAAAGGCAAAGGAGCGGCCGCAGGCAAAGGCAAAGGAGCAGCCAAAGGCGATTTGATGAGTTGTACCAGCATTTTCCAAGTATCAGAAATTTCCTTCTTGTGAAAGGTAGGTCGATCACACCAAGTGCTTAGCTGTGTTACAGGTTTCATAAGGCTTACCTTGCCCTGAACATGCTGCATGAGTTTGGAATTTGGGTTCTTGATCATGGTACATATTTGACCTGGTGTATAATTGATGATATATTTCAAATCCTTTAACGGCTTCTTCGCATCCAATAAGTTACGCATAACCTGGATATTATTTGACATACTTACTAGGAAACAATAAAATAACTACCCTAAGAAAATGGCTCAGAAGACAAGAAAGCTGCATCGTCATTTTGGCGGAAATCCCCCACGGAGTACAATCATTCGCAATGTCATAAAAGGTCTACGTCCAGTACCCGCACTACCCAAGCGTAATGCCTTTGGGAAACTAATAAAAACTAGACGTAACCGTCGTACCTAAGCCTTTCGATGTGCCATCAAAAACGCATCGGCTAAATCGCTCTTCTTGCTGCGTCCATTGAAGAAGGCTAGCCACTGAGGCACCGTAGCCAAGTGTTTTGTAACCTCCTCAGTAGCGTCCTTCTTCCGTGCTCGGTACGCCGCACCTTCGTCCGTCGTCGCAGCAACTACACCACGCGACTTGGTTCCCGCATGGACAAACTCAATAGATCCGCTCCAACCATGCTCTACCCGTAAGCGATGCGACAGCAACGTAAACAACATGATTTGTACTGATTTCATGGTAGGTCCTTTCATCACTGGCTGATTTTCCAGCCTGATCAAAGACGCAGTCGCAAATGTAGGAAGCACAGAGGTTAACCAAGTATCCATCGCCTTTAGAATTTCGGCCAAGGAAACATCCTTTGTCTTTGCGGGCTTCCAGGGCATAAGATACTTGGTCTTGGCCCAAGCCACCAAGGCGTCCTTACCCAGTTTCTTTGCCCCATCAACCCCCAAGGCTACCGCAAGTGGACGCAGTTCCTTTACAGATACGGCACAGGGTAGTACTGGTAGGGTTGGTTTGGCAGTTGCCGATTTCTTAGGTTTCACTCCTGCCGCACACGTAGCACACCACTTGTACGTTATATCGCAAAACGACGACTTTTTGACACCACATCCGTGGCAAGAACTAGCTGTTTGTGCCGAGGCACCTCCTTCCAGCAAATCTACATTGTCCCAGGCCTTTACAATCCAGGCACCACTCAGATCATGCTGGATTACACAATACGCTAGGTTGCGAATGCCCATATCGAAACCTACCGTAATCATCGTTATTTATTTGTACTCATACTATTTTAGACCTTAGTGACCTAGATTCTAGAACTGGTTCAGATCCACGCTACTTTTGATCGCACCAGGATGGCTACCTGGCATCGCAGCCAAGGGATCCAAGAACTCGGCGTCTCCAAAGTTTGCTATCCCCCAACTGTCGCTGTCCATATCTGTGCTCATAAGATTTGGCATTGTATCTTTCTTGTTGGGAATAATATTCATAGATGCCTTGCGACAGACGGGACACATCATGCCTGGCGAACTCTTACAGGTCATACAGGTCCAAGTAATACCATTTAATGTATGCTTATAAGGCGGCCCTTCTTCCTCTATGGTCAATTCAGGCATCGACTCTTCTTTCTGGTCTTCCTTAGTCTGAACAGATACTGACGGCAAGGGCAGTAGGTTCTCAATGGGTGTACCCGCAGCTTCCACGAGAGCCAAACGCTTTGCCTCCAAGTGCCTCAACGCCGCATCAGGATCCTTGAAATACATACACAGACTTTCCATAACCTCCGCAGGAGTAAATACATTATTTAGCTCCTGAGGGATCGTATCCAACCTCTTTTGCGTCTCATAGAACTTATTGATCATATCCATAATAAATTCACAGGTCGCATTCTTGAACTCGATCTTTACATCAATCCGTCCTGGACGAACTAGAGCCTTATCTAGCTTTTCTGGAAAGTTACTCGTCATAATTAAAATACGACCAGGCGTTTCTAAGACACCATCCAGTAAGTTAAGAAGAAAGCTCAGTGTCAACGACTCGCCCTCCTTCGTATCATACGTATTTGACTTCGGCAGACTACGATCCAGCACGACGTCCGTCAAACAGTCAATATCCTCAATCACGTACACACGCCTGTTTAGAGGAATTTTGTAGGTCTGCTTGGCACCATCATAGCTATTCACAACAACGGTTTCATTAAAGAATAAGGATGTAAGCTGTCGCTGCGTTGTATAGGGCCGTAATGATAAATTAAAAATGTGGCGATGCGTATCCTTCGCAACCGCCTTAATTGTACTTGTCTTTCCAGAGCCTGGAACGCCATGTAACATAATACCAAGACTGTGAGGAATACCACGATCCATGTACCATTCAGGATGGTTCACAAATAGATCCAGGCGTTCCTTGAGTTCGTCTACGTGATTTCCGTATACATTCGCAAAGCTCTTGCTTGTCTTAAATTCGTTCATATGAAAACTAATCATCTTGGGCATATTTTCCCAACGATAGGTCTTTTTCTGAACGCCATCAGGCATCATTTCCTGCTGCGTAATGGGCTCCGCTGGCACCTCATTAAAATAAAAGATCTTATTGCCCAACTTATTATTCTTCTCAAATGTATACTGCTCGTGGATTTCATCAACCCAACTACGAATTTCGCTGACCTTCAATACACTGCTGAAAAGCAAGAGCTCCACAATTTGCTCTTCGTCACCGCCAGTAATCTGCTTGACCTTGGCCCGTAACATCGGCGTCAATTCAATATCATCCATATTGTTCAGGCTGTAGCGTGTTTCCAGACGTACATGACGAGCACTGTCCAGATTACAAATAAAGTCAAGCACAGCGTCCACCTTTTCCACGTAAATATTGTCAGACTTATCCTTCGAGTCGGACTTTTCCTGGAAAATACGCGTCATTGTAATACTGTTAATCTGATGTTCAGATTTCTTATCTAAGAGGCTAGGATATCCTATGTTTTTTTTTTCAAGTGTCTTAGTCATATAGGTTTGTAGTGAGGTCACTATGGATGGCATAAACTTGAAGACGTACTCCAGAATGTTCATTAGCAGCATGCTGTATACGAGTGAAAACATATCATGCGACTTGCCACCAACGGCAGGACGCATCATAAACATGGTCATGATTTGCGTTTTTAACATAGTCAAATCCATTATTATTGTAGGAAATACAGCTTATCCTTAGACCTATGTGCTAGTTCTTCCGTGTCTTTCTTGTCTTCCTTGCCTTCCTTGCCTTCCTTGCCTTACGCGTCTTTGGCTTCATTACAGCCGTCTTAGGATTAGTCAGTTGAAAGATCGTTTTGCCACGGTTTGGTTCGTTGCCTGACGGAATATTCCAATTCGGGCTGTTAATATTTACTGTAACCGCTTCCGCATCGTTCATTTCCTCCGTCTGAGCCTTTGTTAAACGGCTCATCGTCAAATGAGGCTTTCTAATGCGTAACGGCTCAAAGGGCATCTCTATACTGTGCGGATAAATTCCCATCCCATATCTTCGCAAATCTTCTGCCAGATCTTATCCTGCATATACAGCTTTTCGCGGCTCTTCAGAAGAGGAAAGCAGGGTAAATACTCATCAAGCTCCAACAGTTCGCAGAATTTATAGAGGACAAAGCTATAAGATAAAAAGTTACTACGCTTCTTGGGACAGTGTTTTACGAAACTAAACTGAATTTCCTTAAACATAAACCGCAACTTCTCCTCTACTTCACGTGATAATACGGGAGCCGAAATACCGTTGAGTCGATTCAGTACATGTGCGATATGATCGTAGCAGCGATTGAGCTTGAGCTTCTTAATGACCTCTTTGAGCTTGGATGGCTTTAATTTACTCATATCGGTAATACGATCCTTTCGCAGCTCAGCACGAATCTGATCCAGAACCGCCTGCGAGATCTCCGTTGTTTCCTTAGCTTGGAACTGAGCCAGCCACTCGTTCAAGTGATTAATCTTCTTATACGCATAATAGGACATTTCGCGAGGCGGATCCTTGTACGACGGCTTCTCAGAGTCAATCAAGATCATATCGCGAAAGCCACATCCAGGACAGTCCAAAAATGTCTCATTCATAAACATTTCCGTATCACACACGGGACAGTTACCATAATCTTCGGTAATGCTGTCGGCGACTGCGACTTCATGGTTCAGACTATCTGGATTTAAGGCACTTAGAAACGACTCTAAAGCCTTATCACGCTTAAATCCAATACTGTTCGAAATATCGGATGCTTTTGTCTTTTTATCCACTACATCCACAGATACAGCGTCGGCGGCTTCAGGTGCGAAATAACTGTAGACGCTATTGGCCGGAACACGCACCTTTTTACTGGATTCCGCAGGACGTTCACCGACTGCGATCCGTTCCTGAGCATCGCTATAACTAAATAAGATATCTCCAACACGTAAATAATAGTCATTTACATTGGCTCCTGATTCAATTTGTGAAATACGTCCCTTGAGATCACTAATTTCCTTTTCTAACTTCGAGAAACTCGTTAAAACATGTATATCAGTAGCACTCTGTACAAGGCTTGGACCATTAAATTCCTTTTCTACTTCTTCAAGACGCTTTACCTTCACGGTCAGCTCATCCTTAAGTTCTTGTAATTGTGTTTTATCATTTTTGAGTTTATCAATTTGTTGACTGTGAAATGTGTATAGTGTTTTCGCATTTTCAATAGGTTTTTGTTTTATAACAGTTTCTGGGGCCACGGGTTGTAATAAGTCATCCAAGGACAGTGGCATATGATGTATATATACAGACAAAAAGTGCTTTTAGATGGGTCGGTGGAAATCTATTTTCTTAAGGAAAAAAAACCACCCGGAGTCCAAAATTATTTTCTCAAGGGGAGGTATAAACAATGGGCTCAGGTGGTTTAATGCAGCTTGTCGCTTACGGTGCGCAGGATATCTATCTTACAGGCAACCCTCAGATCACCTTCTTCAAGGTGGTCTACCGTCGCCACACAAACTTCGCTAT